AGAAGCAAGAGAAATAAATAAATTCCATTCAACATTCATAGACTCCATTCAAAGATTTGTGCATAAAGGTAAAATACATTCTGAAATAAATCAACTAAGATCTGATCAAGGCGGCACAGTTTCTGGTAGATTAAGTTATTCTAACCCAAATCTTCAACAAATACCTGCACGAAATAAAGAATATGGTGATAAAATTAGAAGTTTATTTTTACCTGAAGATGGTAAACAATGGGGTAGTTTTGATTATTCACAACAAGAACCAAGATTAGTTGCTCACT